TTTAACTCTTTCAATAATCATGGTATATTTAAGTTGGTCACACAATGCAATGATTTGGTCTTCTAAATTACCTTTAAGTTTCTTGTCTTCAATCTTACTTAACAATGACATTAAAGAATGAATTGTTTCTGCTACTTCCTCATTCGACATTACGTTGCAGATTTTCTTCTGCTCCAAGATAATTGCCTAGACCATAAATTGCCCAATGTAGTTGTTGTTTGTCTGCTTTGATACGATGAGTTAAACCACTTAAAGAACAACCTAAATACGTAGCACACCTTGCTTGTGTTAAGCCTAATCGCTTGATTTCTGTTGGGATAGAATTGTAATATATTGTTTTAGACATAGTAATAATATATAGTAAATGAATCTATTATATCAATAAAGATATTGTTTGTGTGTTGTTTTAGCTTTTTTTTTCTTGCATGTACTTCTCCTTCGGAGATTGACCTTTGTAAAGCTTAGGAATAAATTCCTTTTTTTTAGAGCTTCTTATCTTAGCTCTTTACTTATCGGATAATTCCAGAGTTGGGAGTTTCGGAGCAAAGAAATCCCTAACCACTAATCAAAGCAGTTAGAGATTGTCATCGGCATAAGTCCTTCGCAGTATTATCCGTATGCCTGAAACCATTACAACTAATCAGGTCAGAGTCATCGCTACCTTGTAATAGGTACTCAGCCTTCTGCACTCTGCGCTTAGATTTCTTAGCCTCCGAGGTGGTTACCAACATAAAGGTTCTTATCTAAACATCAATCAACAGCTTCTTGGAACACATAGCTGAATCTCTTTTTTTTACTGTAGTGAGTGAAACCGAAGTCAGACATATCTACAGTCGTATCCTGATAGTTGCCTTCTGAACTGAAAATGGTATAATCTTTCATAGAACGGTGGGGCAAACACCAGTTTAGAAAATCCTTAGAGCTTCAATCACTCTAGGGATTTTTGCTATCTAATTTCTTAAATAACTCTAAACCAAGAACACAAATCATACCCTTCGATTAAATGTAGGTCAACCTATTTGCATTTATTTTTTCTGTTTAATTAAATAAAGCTTGACAAACGACCTCAAATGGTGTATAATTACCCCGTAATTGAGATGAATTACCAACTTTAACCCATAGGAGATACAATGAACACATTAGATATTATTAACAACCAACTAGATGACATCGAGATTGCAAGACTTGACTCACAAGAGCGTATGCGTAAAGGTGAGGCTCGTAGAGCTATTTTACAAGATGCATTTGATAGGTCAGTAGTTAGAGCTGAGAACGTTGACTCAGCCAGTGTTGTAAACTGGAATTTTGTTGAAGCTGATTTATACCTAGATGACATTGAGCCAACTGAAGGTGAGTTTGCTACTATGGTATGGAGATGGGAACAATCTGAGATGCGTAGATTAGGCATCAAGTAACTTTAACGGGGAGGTTCGCCTCCCCACTTTTAACTTATAGGAGATACAATGAATAAATCTTACGGAAACTTTAACAGAGACCAATTTAATATTGATTCAGGTTGGGTACATTATGATTTAGATAATGGTGAAAAATATTGGAATGACCGTTATGCTTTTATAGCACGATTTAAATACAACAGAAGTTTACAAGGTCGTTTTGTTACTTTTCTTAAAAACAATTTTACTGTGTCAGAATATTTAGGTTACCTTCAAACAGGTATGACACCAATGGCTGTTCTTAAAAGCAAGGGGTTTAAAATTATAAAATAGCAATTTAAAAAAACACAAGGGAGGTTAACAGCCTCCTTTTTTTATGCCTGATATTCTATTTAATTAAATAAAGCTTGACAAATCATATCAATGATGGTATACTTACCCTGTAATCGAAATGGTTACACACTTTAACTTATAGGAGATACACATGGAAATAGTAAATGAATATAACACAGTTTATGAAAGTGACTTAGCAGTTGGCTTTACTTCACAAGATACAACTAAGATACTTACAACTCACAAAGCTATCACAAATGAAGATGGCTCACCAATCGCAGTAGTAGGCAAGAACTACAACTTAGTTCAGAATGCTGACATCATGCCTCAGTTTCACGAAGTTATCTTAGCTTCTGATTTAGACAAGACTGACATGACTAAAGACATTCAACAGTCTCATTACGGTGCTAAAACTATTGTTACTTATACTTTCCCATCTCACAGGATTGAGATTGCAACAGGTGACTTTGTTGACCTTAAAATTATGGTTCTTAACTCTTACGATGGTTCTTGGAAGTTTATGTCTATGGTAGGAGCTGTTAGATTGGCTTGTATGAACGGTCAAGTAATTGCTGATGCATTCTCTGAGTATAGTGCTAAACACACAAGGAGCTTAGATATTGACGTTGCTGTAGCTAAACTTGAAACTGCTCTTATAGTCTATACAAAAAATACTGAGCTTTGGAAAAAATACCCACAGTCTCCAGTTACTAATGCACAGGCTACTGCAATCTTTCAAAAAGTTTCAGGTAAGAGTGACAGACTTGAGGTTTTACTTGAGGAAACTTACTTAAAGTATGTTGACGAAATGGGTAAGAACCTTTGGGCAGTCTTTAATACTTTAACTGATTGGTCTAGTCATGCGAAATTTAAGAATGAAGCGAATAAAGTTGCTACAATATACAATCGTGAGGCTAAGGTAAGAAAAGCTATCCCTATGCTTAATGAGTTACTTGTAGCCTAACTTCTCCAATAAACGTAAGTAACGTTTCCCCTCGGCTTTATTCACCGAGGGTTTTTTTTGTCTATTTAATTAAATAAAGCTTGACATTCTGTCTCAATGGTGGTATAATAACCTTGTTATTGAGATAAACTTTTAACTTATAGGAGATACAATGAGTATAGATATCAGAATAGATTCATATGACATTAGCGACATGGACGAAAGACTTGATAGAGCATTTGACATTAGAAATGGTTGGGGTACTGAAGCTGTAAGTGATGACAACATAATGCTTACAGACAATCTTGGTCGCTTTCCACAAGGAAGTGTACACGCTGTCATGCAAACTCAACAAGCGCAGATTGAAGACCAACAAGCTCTGATTCTTGCCCAACAAGACAAATTTGACACCATGGTTAAACACATTAAGAAACTTGAAAGTACTGTTTTTGAAATTACTGATGCCTTAGATAGTGTTGGTAAAAACTTTTTTGCAATAGGTATGAAGCAAAATTCTAAAGCAAACGCTGAGGTTAAGTAATGTCTACATATTCAATCAATCTTGAAACAATTACTTGGGAAGCTACTGATGCTTTGCTCAAACTTGACGAAACTTTTGTTGGTACACGTAGCTATCTAGGTCTTGCATATTTTTGGGCATACGAGTACAGACATTATTTACGTAGTGCTAGTGTTGCACAATGCAAAAAAGTTCACAAAAAATGGCTTGAAGCTGACTTAGATTTTCTTGAAACTTCACAAGCGCATTGGAATATTATTGGTGAGGTTCTTAAACAACCTGTGCCTAATTTAATAGAGGAGAATGTATGACTACAGTTAAAGCATTAGAAGATGGAGAGTTTGGCGTTTCATTAGAAGACTCAATACAACCTGTCAAATTTGATGGTGAGGGAGACGTTGAGATTTTTTCAACATGGGTTAAAGCTAAGTGGACAAGAGTTGCTATTTCAATTGATGACGAGACTCGTAGAAACTTAGTAAAGTTTCCAAACGCTCAATATCTTAGTTTACAGTCTAGAGATTTAGTTGTACGTAATGATATTGATGATGTTGCTTTAGATACTCTACGTCTTAAAAACTTTATATCTTGGGATATACATCAATATTGTAAGCGTAATCAAGTAGACGAAATTATATTTAGGGGTTGACAAATCATATCGAATGTTGTATAATCACATCGTGATTGAATTAATCACATAACAAAATAGGAGAATATATGCCACAAGTTAATGACCCAAATAAAGCTAAATTAGCGCAGTTTGCATTTGGCAATGGAAAATTTACCAAGAGTGTTTTAGTAGGTTCTCGTGAGGTTCGTAGAAAACTAGCTAGACAAGCTAAAAAAACTGGAGGTAAATAATGGAGACTAATGAAGACTTTAAACGTGGTGATGCTTACGAGACTCAATACAATCGCCATAAAGATGATGCTCTTGAAGAATGCATTGACATGGTAGGTCAGTTAACTATCCAAGTTGAGCATTTAATAACTGAAGCTGACAATTCTGTTGAGCAACGTAACATTACTGAGCTTTATACTGCTGTCAGGAAGATAGCAAAATTGCGATTCTACGACTATTCTGTAATTCTTGAAGGCAAATATCAGGTCTATGAAGAAAACATTGAATACGACTTCTCAGAGCAGATAACAGATTTTTTAGATGATGCACTTGGATATAACTATAAGGAGCTATTTGTATGAGCATTTCAGATTACTATTTTGATGAAATTAATTCAGAGGAACATCTTGCTGAATTAGACAACCAAGAACCACCAACTAAGGAGAGCGATAATGAGTAACCAAACTGAAGTTTTAGCCTATGTACGTACTAAAGGCAGTATTACATCTTTAGAAGCGATTGAACATATAGGTGATACACGATTAGCATCAACTATTTTTATCATGAAAGACAAGGGTCATATTTTTAATACTGAATATCCTGTCAAAGTAAAAAACAGGAGAGGTCATGATAGATACGTTGCTAGGTATCATTACAAAGGGTATGGCGTTCCAGTTGCCAAAAGAGATGATTTATGGAAGGGAGAATAATAATGACAACAGTCAAAACAACTAAGGTACAAGGTGGCGCAGACTATGCAATGGTGCATGAGAGGGTTAAGGCTTTTTGTGCAAGGTACGAGAATGGACAAATACTTACTGAGATAGTTAAAGACGAGCAAGGTCATGTAATTTTTAAAGCACATGCAGTTGTTGATGGTCTTATCAGAGGTACTGGACATGCTCACGAGCTTGAAGGGTCTAGTAACATTAATAACACTTCGCATTATGAGGCATGTGAGACTAGTGCTGTGGGGCGTAGCCTTGCTTTTTTAGGCTATTCACCTGATGGAAGCTTGGCAAGTTTTGAGGAAATTGAAAACGCTAAGTTACAGCAATCTAACATCGGAGTACACAAAGCAACGTTTGATGTTGCAGTTGCCTATATATCAACATCCTTTCAGATGGCTATAGACGAAGAAAATGAAGAACAAATTTCTGAGTGTCAGAAGGATATGAGGGGCAATGACCCATTACGTTCAGCAGTTAATGCTACGTTGTCTGACATACAAAAATCTTTTCTTATTGAACGTCAGCAAGGTATGACTAAAGCACGTCAAGAAAAGTCTGCTGAAAAATTATCTAGTAACATAGCACAAGCGAAAGCTTTTGCTGAAAAGAACTCAGAGGTATAGTAGCACCTACGCTGAAGTCGGGGAGTCCTATCCTCGTAAGTTAAAGACAAAAGCTACTGGATTGACTGCCCTAAGCAGTCACCTAATTTAATATAAGGAGAAAAAATGTCCATCAACAAGGTTATTTTAATCGGCAATCTGACCAAAGATGTCGAATACAAACATGCAAGTACACCAATAGCTCTGCTTAATTTAGCAACAAATGAAAATTGGACAGACAAACAAACTGGTGAAAAAAAATCTAAGGCTGAATACCATAGGGTTGTTATTTTTGGCAAATTAGCCGACATCTGTCAAAAATTACAGATTCGCAAAGGCAGTAAGCTATATATCGAAGGGCAACTGACACATCGTAGTTACGAAGATAATACTGGTCAAAAGAAATATGTGACTGAAGTCAAGCTCTCAGGATTCAATTCTACCCTACAATTATTAGACAGCAAGGGGGAAGCTAAGGGTGAAATGGAAATTGGTGAGCTTGGTGAGCCTAAACCACATGAGGTCATAACACCAGTAGCAATGGACGAGGAGTTTGATGATGACATCCCATTTTAAAATAATTGCATTAGCATTTTTAGTTACAGGATGTAGTGTATTGCAAGACAAACATGATTCGTTGTTAATACCACCTGATGTTATAGGTGATACACGATTAATCTGTTCTAGCGAGACCATAACTGCATGTGATGGTTTCTTAACTCAGAAGGATATAGATAAGGAGAAATAATATGAGTAACAAATTTAAACCATTTTGGTCTAAACAATTAAATGTAGATTTTATTACTGAAAATTTTACAAAAAAATCTCTTGAACGTTCATTACGTTTGCAAGGTGTTGAATTAGATAAACGTAAATCAATGAAACGATTGATTGCAGAGAACTATGACATTCTTATTTGAAACTTTTGTGCCTGTCATAGCACTCATTGGTACAGGACTTGTTAGTTCAGGTCTTGTGCTACTTTTAATGACACTAGGTATGCCTGATGAAAAATTATACAACGATGATGGTTATCCTATCGACATAGATGGCAATCCTATAGACCTTTATGGCAATCTTATAGATTATGATGATATGAATATATACATAAATCAAACATGGGAATTACAAAAAGCGATAAAGGATGGTACTTTATATGAAAAATAAATTCTCAGACAAAGACTTAATGAAGTTTGCAGATGGTGAACTGCATGACAATAAGAAGGCTATGGATATTTTAAGCGTACTTGTCGAAGAAACACTTGAATCTATAGAACTTAAAAAAAGATTGGCTGTGTACACCGAAACTCGCAATGCTTTGTTTAGTGGCTTAATTGATTTACATAGGAGAAAACAATGAGAAAGATTTGGAAATGGTTAATATTTTTCTATTCAGTTGGATTTATAATTGAAGTTACTGCAATAGTTTATATTGCATTGTGGTTTCATCAATACGAACAATATATTCTCTAATGGGAAAGCGGAGAACAATTACCTACATCTTAGATGATGGTCAGAAGGTTACGTCTAAACAATTAGCAAAACAACTTGGTGTTACTAACTCGGCGGCAAATAATAGATTAAAAAGAAGCACAGACCCTAAAAAAGTTTTTAAACCTTATGTAGAAGGTCAAGGGGGAGTGGCAAGAGGCTCTCAGAAGGATAAGGAATTACAAGCAAAATTAAAAGACAAAGAAATGTTTGAATTTGCTTTAAAGCACATATGATTGTACGACCTATACAAAACTATGAAACAAAGACGTGGCTTTTAAACAAACATTATGCCAAGCGTATGCCTTCTATATCGTATGCGTTTGGACTTTATGAAGATGATTCTTTAGTTGGTATTTGCACATTTGGCTCACCTCCTAGTCCATCATTATGTGTTGGTGTATGTGGAGAAGAACACAAAAGCAAAGTTGTTGAATTAAACAGATTAATTTTAGAAACTGACAAACCCAATAGTGCATCTTTTTTAGTCAGTCAATCTTTAAAATTATTGCCAAAACCTTCTATTGTAGTAAGCTATGCTGATACTAAGCAAGGTCATGTAGGCTACATCTATCAAGCTACTAATTTTCTTTATACAGGATTATCAGCTTCTAGAGTTGACTGGGCAGTTAAAGGCTTAGAGCATATGCATTCAAAAACATTATCTGAAGGCATGACCCTAGAAAGTATGGAAGAAAAATACGGAGATGATTTTTATCATAGAGAGCGAGATAGAAAACATAGATACATTTTTTTCACAGGTTCAAAATTGCAAAAGAGAAAATTAACAAAACTTTTAAAATATAAAACTGAAACATATCCAAAGGGAGAATCTAAGAAATATGATGCTTCAGGGTACGTAGAAACCCAATCTGTCTTCAATTTCTAAAACTATTTAATTAATTAGACTTGACTTTTAGTATCAAGTATGGTATAATGACTTCGTCATTGAAACAAAATGACTGTGTTTTAACTAAATAGGAGATAGAATTGAAAGCAGTAAACACACACTTCATGCGAAAAAATGGTAGACAACAACATCGCATGGCTTTAGTTATTAATGAGGGTCGCAAATGGACTCAGGTTGTCTTCATGGAATACCCAGTCCAAGTTGAGAAAGTCTCTAACAAGGAAGCTAAGAATTTTGACCATGTTCCTAAACTTGACAATAAACTTTATAGACAAATGAAGTTGATGGCTAAGATTTGGTATGGCAGAAAATCGAATGCCCCTAAAAATATCCAAACATCTTTATGGAGGAATGCATGAGCAAGATAAGTGCAGAGGCTAGAGAGGTCTATGGTAAAGTCTACAAGATATGGAAAGACTCAACAGGAACAGCTACAGTTGGTTACAGGGGATATGGTAAGAACCCTGCAGACTTTAATTTAGCTAAAAGATTTATCAGGCAGATATGGAAAGAGGTTATGGGAACTAAGTTTCCACATGAATTTATTGAAGTATCAGGTAGAACTCATAATTGGAAAAAACATAAGAGCTACAATCAATATTATTTTACAATCAACCCTAACAGAGGATGGCAAAACTTAAATCATTCTATTGGTCACTTGATGGCTTACAAGAAGTATCCTAAAAAGAGACCACATAGTGCAGAGAATGCTTGGCTCGAAGTTAGAGGTGCAGAGTTAATTGTTAAGAAATACCTAAACAAATAATTCTATTTAATTAACCAAGGGGAGGCATTAGCCTCCTTTTTTATGCATCCCATTTAATGTTTCTTTTCCTATGACCATTCCAAGCCATGAAACCACCTAGTCTTAATGCGTAGTATGCTAGGTAATTAATTACTTTAAATCCATTTACATCTATACATATATCTCTAAAGAGCTCATCTGCCCATTTTTGAGACTTCTTTTCTGTAGCACCCTTCTTGCCACCTAACCTAAGAACTTCAAATTTATACACATAGTCGTGGACGAGACCACCACTCAAGAGAACTCCCATAGGTGAAAGCCATGACCTTGCAAACTTTGGCACACTAGCACCATCAAAGATAAATCCTTTTGGAACTGTATAATAAGTTGGATGTGTGTTACCATCATGGGTTATGTGAAATTTCCAATCTGCGACAATCTCCCATTTTCTACTTGTTGCTATCCATAGCCATACACCACCTAACAAACCTTTACTTTTTGTTTCCATTGGTACTGGTTTCATATGTGGCATATCGTGATACTCAATTTTTACTGCCATACCTTCTCCTTTTATTTACCCTTCGCCAGCTGAGCTCCAAAATAGAACTCTATTATCATGGTCGCCCAACCAAAAAGCTCATCCATTTTTACTACTGACCCAGCCTGTATTGTTACGTATTCTACAACGTCAGGCGTAATCTGTAAGAAGCCTAAAAGATTAAAGCCTTCTTTAGTTGTTGGGATTACCATTTCGGTGTTAAAGACTACAGGTGCTACCTGCGTAAAGATGACTAACGCTAATATTACAAGAATAATTATGCGCCTGTTCCAAGCCGCCATAGGGGATTCTTTGTCTGCCGCCGCTCTTGCTTGATTAATAGAATCATTGCGAGCTTGCATGTTCTCTATCATTAGCTTCTGTTGTTCTTGAGCCGCTTGACTCTTTAACGCAAATAACTTACCAAGAAAACCAAGTGCTATTGGCGCTATGTTTGCTAAAAAACTAATCATATAAGTTTCATAAGTAATTCAAAGACACCAACCTCAGTTGCCGCCATCAAACCAAAACCAATTAGTAAGCCTTTAAACATTGCCTTGTTACTAAGGTTCATGTTTTTAATCTCTCGGACTGACTTAAATAAGTCGTTAATCTGCCCATCTTGTTTATCCAGTTGCATCTGCATCCTTTCCTGTGTTGTCATTAATACCTTCTTGGTCTTGGCGGTAATTTACGTTTCTTTGGCATAATACTTCCTATGTTATCAGTTGTTTAATGGATTGTCTAATGACTGTTGTATTCGTTTCATTAGCTTCTCTTCTGTAGCATCTAGTTGTAAATCAAATTTGTCTAGCTTGTTGTCCATGTTAGTAATGCGTACATCAATAGATTGAAGTTTAGTGTCTATCCTGTTTTCAAGGTTGTAGCTACTGTCACGTAGTCTTGACAAATCTTCTTTTAACTCTATCTTAATTGCTGAAGCTACTTCTTCTACTCTTAATACGTCAGCAGAAGTCTTCTTCATTTGCGAGCTAATAGCTCCTAAATCTAGATTAGCAAGGCTCTCAACCTTTTGGTACAATAAAAAACCACCATACATTGAACCTACTAGAGTAGAAATTAAAGCTAACAAGCCCATAATACTAGCTCCGCTAAGTTTTAAACCTCCAACTTTAACTTTTTTGCTGGATAGTTCTTCACCTTGTTTTACTATGTCTTCTAAATCAGTTGTCAAATCCATCTCCTATCTGCATAGATTTTAACAGTTCTATCTCTGCACGCAACTTTTCTACCTCTAGTCTACGTCTCTGTAGCTCTAGCTGATACAAGGTGTTGCAATTAATTCTTTCTTTTGGTGCATCTAATGGCACGATTATGCGTGCATAAATTCCAAAATCTTTAGTCTGTGGATTGTTTTTATCATCTGTACTAAACAAAGAAGTAGCGTTGTTAACTATGCCAGTCAAACCTAATTCAAAATTTGTGCTTCCGCCTATGCTGTTAGAGCAGTCAAGGTCACCAGCTTTAATACTGTCAGTACCATAACCAGTACTAGCACTAGGCAATGCTAGATTAAGTGATGTGCTATTAGCTATTGATTGTGTACAAAGAAAAGCTAATAACAAACATCTTATTTGAATTTTGAGCATATTCTAGTAGCTAACAAGGTCTTACTCTCATCGTTACTCCTTAATTTAGACAATGAACAAACGTATCTAGCTTCTACTATGTCTTGTGTTCTTATATAAATATCAAAATTAACTTTACTTAAATAATCAATCTTAATAATTTTATAAGCTGTTACAAATGGTATTGGTTTCCACTCACTATCAAAGACACCAACCTCATAATAACCAACATCTTCTCTAGAGTTCCATAACTCCATAGTTGTTTTCTTTACACCTTGTACCGCACTCATACTCCAAGTGGGGTAGGTCGGTGTCATCTCATGACTATATACTGCGTAATTAAACAGTAATAAACATATCCCTATTGAGCGATACATTCAGCTAACACTACTGCTTTGTATGCGCCACCCGGAAAAGCTTTAGCCTGACCACCACCATAAGTAGCAATTGATGTAGACTTAAACCATGTAGTACCCGCTACTGTTAAAGCGTACTGTCTACGACTACCAGCTAGGCTACTTGCCGCTTGGTATCCACTCATATCACTTGTTGATGTTTGGTCTACTGTAACTGCTCCTGTCCAAGCAACTGTATCTGATAATGATGGGCTTGAGCTAAACGATGTAGGATAGCTAACTTGTGCAAAATAAGCATTAGCTAAACTAACATCAAACCTTACTATAGGCTCTTGACCAGCACTAGCTACAGCAGTTGTTAATGTGTAAGCATTAGGGTTACCATAAGCACCCGGAGTATCTGTGTTTATAGTACACCGACTTTGGACAGTACCAGTTATATCAATGTTCTCTGCTTGGACTGAAATAGCCCCTAAAATTAAACCTATTATTATTAGCTTTTTCATTTGTATTGCTCCTCTATCATTTGATTCATTAAATTATCTTGCGCCAAGCTCCTTAATGCTTTCCTATTATCCACGATATTGCCTCCTTGTAAAACTACGGA